TTAATAGCCAACCTTGAGTCGCATCTACGTAAACCAATGTAAAACCTGCTCTCTCGGTTGACACTGTTAAATCTGCTGCAGAACCCTGAATCTTGTGTGAGTTTCTTCCTACTGTTAAATTGTTAGAGTCAAACGTGCCTGCGTAATCTATGATTGTTACCTCATCACCAATCGATGCTGACGATGGTAATGTTGCTGTGAAAGCTCCTGATGTTGTATTACAAAAATATCCTTCACCTGCTACTGCAGTAAATCCTGAAGTTTTAACAGCTTGGTATGATGTACCACCTGATACTTCAGCAAAAGATAATTGACCAACTGCTGTTGTTCCTGAACCTGTAATTGAAGCAACTTTTAAAAATCTGTCTGCTGTTACGTTACCTGTAGGAAATTTTAATTCGTATGATTGTGAGCTTGAGTGGGGCGGAGAGGTCAGCTTAATACCGTGGGAGTTATTTTCACAGTTAAGTTGAATTGAACCTGGATTATCAGCACCCATTGCTTCAATAACACCAGTTCCTTTTGGTCTTAGTCTTAGGTTAAGATTTGAATCACCTCCAACTGCACCAATTTGTGCACCACCACCTGTTGCAGCGTTTGTAATATCAATGTGGTTTACTGCAGATGATGTTGTTTCAAAAATTAATTGTTCATTTCCGTTTTCATCTCTGATACCGTGAGCATCATCGAAATCTATCATGAAAGAATTAGTATCTAAGTTACCACCTAGTTGTGGTGATGTATCATCTACAACATCTCCACCTGTTTGAATCTCAATCATTTTTGGATCTGTTGTATCTGGGTTGCCTGAAGCAAAAATTATTTTAGTTGTTTTTGTTGTAGCAGAATAAGTAAAGCTATCACCCGTTCCTGTAGCATATTTAAATTGTACCGTGTATGCGCCTGATGTTGAATTTTTTAAAATGTAAAAGTTTTGAACGTCGTTTGGAATTGTAACAATTTGATTACCTGTAATTGTTCCTGTGAACTCTATCATTCGGTGTGCAAGCTCTGCACCCGTGCCACCATCTGTAACTGCTAAAGCAGTTGTTTGTGCGCCACCAGCTATAGATTTTTGTATAAATCCACCAGATATCTGTTCAATAAGATCTAAGTTAGTATTAGTCTTTGTTCCCCATGTACCGGCGTTTTCGCCAGTAGCCATTTTTTCTATACCCAAAGGTGTAAATGTTGATGCCATATTAAGCTGCTTCTCCTGTTACATCGTTATAACTGGTATTTGAGCCAGTTGCAACATCTGAATACGAAGTATTAGAACCCGTTGAAATATCACTATATGATGTGTTTGAACCCGTGTCAATATCTGCGTAAGCTTTAACATTTACCGCTCCTACGCTTACAGTAGCTGCTTGACCAGTTAGTCCCATAACTTGATCTTTTGGATCTATGCTTCCCACAGAAGATGTAGCAGAAACACCAGTTAATCCCATTACATCTGCAGGTGATAAAGCACCTATCGCAGCTGTAGCTGCCTGACCTGTTAATGTAATAGCTACAGATCCTGTTCCTAATATTGAACCTAAACTAAAGTCTGCCTGTACGCCTGTTACAGACACATCTTCGTTTGGTACAACAACAGATCCTAGTGAAGTTGTAATTGAGAAACCACTAGGGAAAACAGCCGTTCCAACAAAAGATATAGGTGTTCCTAATGTAGAAGTTATTGATTGTCCTGTTAGAGACACGTCTTCATTTGGTGCAACTGCGCTTCCTTGTGCAGATGTTATTTCCTGCCCTGTTAAGCCCATAAACTGATCTGCAGGATCTATTACACCAATCGCTGAAGTTATAGATTGTCCAGTTATTGTTGGTGTTACAGAAACATCAGGCGCTATTGAACCTACTGATGATGTAATAGCAATTCCAGTGACTGAAACTGTTTTAGGTATTACAGGTGAAATAGAGCCAACTGATGCAGTGAAAGAATTTCCTGATAATGTAATATCAGCAGTTCCTGTTAAAGTTAAAGAACCAACACTGAAAGTTGCAGATAAACCAGTTAATGTAATTGTTTCGTCAGCGAGTTGTCCCCAACCACTATCACCCCATGCTTTTGCACCCCAACCGGTTGCAAGTAAAGCATCTTCATTCCAATATGCTTGGCCCCAGGTGAATCGACCCCATCCTGATTGAACCGACATCTTGGTCCTCCTATGCTAATCTGATGATAGCGTTTGATGCGTCTGCTGCTGGAAATTGAATTGTAAAAGTTCCGTTAGTCGCTGTTTTGTCAGAGCCAAAAGCTATGGCTGCTACTGCCGCGTTTGATTCAGATGAATTGTAAATTAATGCACCATTAGCTGTAAAAGTAGCTGATGAAAAACTTACATCTGCAAAATCACAAAGTGCAGTTGTGCTTGATGCAACCGGAGTTACGCTTGTTAACGTAGCACCACCAGATGTGTAAGCAGTTCCTGATGTATTTGTAATTTCTTCTGAAGTTGAGAATGCAGTCGTTCCTGCGCCAAGAGTTGCATCGCTGTCATACAAAGCAATCTTAAAAGTGTCACCAGTTGTTGCTGTAAAATCGTGCACACCTTTTAAAAGTTCTACTTTAAAACTTGTACAAATTGCTGATGTAATTGCCATATCTTATCTCCTTAAGGGTTCGTTGATGGTATTGATAATCTAACAGCTCCGTCGGTATAGTCGTCTCGTCTTCTTCTGCCGATTTGTTCAACACCAAACTTATCTACTTCTTGTTTATACTTTTGCTCGTATAATGTCAACATATCTGCTGGGCCTTTTAAAAAGGCATATGCTTCTGCCAAACAGCAATATAATAGGCCATTTGGGAAGTTTAAGCTAATATAATTGCTCGTATTATCGGAAGCTAAAGTCGCCGGCATCTTATTATAATGCACTCTAAACTTATAATTAGTATTGGGTGTTGGAGCTAAAAAGATACGACCAGAATTAGTATCCCCATCTCCAGTGGCATTACCAAACATAGCATAGTATTTTGGTTTACCTTGTGCTGCAGATGTGCCTGTAATCGGTTGATACTCTTGTAAGTATGTTACATCTTTTTTCTCTAACCAAACATTACTGCCTGTTAAAACAGCGCTTGAATCATAAACTTGTATGCCTCTAATAAATAAAGCTCCACCTGGTGCGTTTATTGTTTCTTGTCCTGGAACTAGATTACCAGATTGTTGTCTTCTATCCGCATCAATAGGAACATCACGCATTATTCTATATTGAGCATTTAAAATAATATTTTCTAAAATATCTGTCGTTAATACGTTAGAATCTACTTCCGTGTAGTTTCTAATTTGTGTGACTAATCCTGAATAACTAATTCCTGCCATTATGGTGTCAATGTTACCGGCCCTGCCGTTACAAACATTCCTCCTGCTTTTTCTGTTACAGTAGGAGTTGATCCTAATGTAAACGTATAATTATCTGTTCCTGTTACTGTTATACTAAATCCTGAAGAATTTTCAAATGCTGTAAAAGCAACGCCTCCAGGTGATCCATCTACGTTTCTAAATACGACGGTATCAGAGTTAGATCTTCCGTGACTAGGTTCAGTCACTGTAACTGTAGTGCTGCCTGATGTAGTACTAAAAGGATTACCAGGTAACAAACGATCTGTCGCTGGCTCTGTTCTAGCAGGTTTTGCATTTTGTAAACCTACAGGATCTGCTCCATGGGCTCTTGGTTCTAATTGTGGCTGTTTAGGTTCAAACTCAGATATGTGTACTCTAGAACCATTCCATTCTGTAACCATTTCTTTATATGGAAATTCCATCCCTGATCTATCAGATATAAATTTAGCGTGTTTACCTTTTGCAAAATTAGACATTTGGATAATAAGTTTTCGGGGTTATATATGAACTTGAAGAAGAACCATCTTCAGCTAAAGCTCTTTGTAATTCATCTTCGTAGTATAGTTTCATTTGTTGTGATAATTCAGGTTTAAATTTTTGTGATAAATAAAAAGCTAATCCAGATACCATGCAAGGAACAAATCTATATGGAACATCTGTTGCATTAGTATAATCACCGATATCTTGTATTCTTTTTACAAAATAATAATTAATTGTATTACCTGCCTCTGATGATCCTGGTGTTAGGTATAAAGTAATCGTAACTTTATCTATAAATCTTTGAACATAATATTGAGAAGGTGTTCCTGTAGATGTTTTATTTGATAACGCTTGATATGTAGATCTGTTAATTTTAGTAAGTGGTGTATCCACATTTGATGAGTTTCTGTATACGGCTTCTAATACATCATCAACACCATATACAGCTGTAGCATCAGACGTGCCATCACCTGTTGATCTAAACATAGTGTAAACTGCTTGATTAGCAACTAATGTAATTGAGTTGTTTCCTATTTGCCAATAGTGAAGTCCTCTATTGCCCCACTCTTGAAAAAGAATATTGAGAGATCTTCTTGCTTGACGTAGCTGATTACCAGAAACACCTTGCAAACCTATTCTCTCATATGCCTCTTCGATTATTTCGTCGATAGCAAATGTTTTATCAAAAGTTGTTGTGCCCGAAGTAGTGTTAGCCATCTAACCTCCTACTTGTCTATTAAAAACGTCGCTGCTGCAATGTTTGTAATAGTAGAAACTTTCATTCCACCTGGAAAAAGTACGCCATCTTCTGGGATGTTAAATGCGAAAACATCTCCTGTTGGACAATCTCCTTGGAACAAAGTTGTACTATCAGTGTTATCTTGTAAGACTATAGTTCCGGCTCCTCCACCATCAGAAGCTAAGATCATTCCTCTCAATCTTGTTCTTCCTGCAAAGACTGCGCCAGTCGCTGTAACTCTTACCGCTTTTACATCTGACTTCATATTATATCTCCTTATTGGTGTGGGTGGATATTGAGATCAAAAAGTCTCAAAGTTTTCCACCCACATAATTATTAACTTACTGCTGCACTAAATGGTGTAGCTGCATCACCAGTACCACCAGAGTTGACTTGTACGCCCCATCTGTTTGCACCGATTGCTTTGCAAGTTATGATTGTTCCAGCTAGTCCGCCAGTCGTACTACCGTTTAAAGTAATAGTGTCAGACGCAGCTGCAGTCATAAAACCTTCAGCATT